TTGGTGTTGATAACCTCGAAGTATTAAATGCTGCTGGCGGAGCTCACAATGCCATTGATGAGCTGATTGCCTCCGCTACAGTAGCCAACTCTTTACAAAACGCTAAACCCCCGCATTTTCAGGAGGGTGGAGAAGTGCCATCAAGCTGGGGACAACGTTTTGTAGAGAGATTTCCCTCAAGACATGAAGACCCGGAACGGGCAGTCGGACAGGAAAGAGGACTATCTAATGTAATTGACGCACTTTCTATGCTTGTTCCCGGCATAGACCCCGCTGCTCTTATTTCTGGTTCCCGCGAAATTTCCAAGTTGATACCACCAAAGGTTGCTGATACGGATTTAGACTATGGTTCACTTTTAGTTTCGTCGCTTCTTGGCCCTTTTGGTGGACGTGCCATAAAGCATTGGAAAAAGCAGCCGAATAAAGGTAAACAACAAGGTGGCCCCGTTGGTTACCAAGAGGGTGGTGAAGTTGGTATGGGTTTAGAAAATTTTATTAGCAGGATAGCTGGCGAAAGAGAGGATGTTACAAGAGCCGGAATACGGGATATTATGAATAGGGTAGCGTTCCATGAATCAGCAGGTACAGGAAAAACAGATTTAGCACAATACGGTGGCGGTCCGGGTAGAGGAGTTTATCAATTTGAGAGAGGAGCTGGCCAAGGCGGCGCTACTGCTGGAAATAGATTAGCAACCCAGTTAGGAAGCTATGATATGAAAGTCCCGAAATGGCTTGAATCATTTAATAAATCTGGTAAAGGTGATGTATCAGGACTTACAAGAGAACAGCAGGATATGTTGTTTGTTGGTAATATGATGCAGCATCCCCAAGCAAACATGGGTAAGGTTGAATCAGAAGAAATGGATTTGGCAGATTTTTGGCAGAAGTATCATCAAGCTGGTGGAGAAGGTGTTAGAGATGCGAGGATGGCTAGTTTTGAAAAAAGTATGGGTAAATATCCCGGTATGCAGCAGGGTGGTCAAGTTGAACAATTGGAATATAGAGAGCCACCGGTACAGGGTAATGGTTTAATGGGTATGTCAAATGATAGGCGCGTAATGCCGGTATTACCTCCTGATGAATATGTAATGCGTCAGGAAAATGGGGAAATGTTAATGTCTAAACAACAAGTGCCAAAACTATCTCCTGCTTATATGGCTTCTTTTGGTATGGAAACACCATTGTCTAAAAGGCAAAGAAGTTTATTACAGAGAAGGGCAATTAACCCTGAATCAATAAGTCCTCAATTGCACGGGTTGCTTGGTAAGGTGCTCTTGCAAAGATTAGAAAATGAGCCAGAATAATGGTATTAGAAACAGACCAGAGAGCAGAGCATAACCAAGAATTATACCGTCGTTGGAGAGATTCAAGAGCTGATTGGGATACAGAGGCACGTTATGATATTGATTTCTTTCTTGGAAATCATTTTAGTTCTGATGAGATAGATGACTTACGCTCCAGAAATCAGGCTGATGTGCCTATGGACAGGATTGGCCCGGCAATTGAAAAGTTTAAAGCTGTTTTAACCTCTCGTCCCCCGGCATTTACAATTACCCCTAGAGAGGATTCAGATGTAAAAGCTGCTTCATTATGGCGGGATATTGTTAGCTATGTATGGGAAAACTCAAGTGGAGATGCCCAGTTAAAACAGGCTATCCATGACTATGCTACGACAGGTATGGGTTATTTGTATGTTTATATTGACCCGGAATCAGATTTTGGCAGAGGTGATGTAAAATTTAATTGTGTAAATCCTTTCAGAGTTTATGTGCCGCCAGCTACACGTAACCGCTGGTATGATGACGCTGAAGGCGTGATACTGTCTACAATATTGACTGGTGAACAGGTGGTAAGCTTGTATCCAGAACTTGGTTCCCATGAGAATGAGGAGAGCGGCGAGGAAGAGGATGGACTTATTCAGGATTTGGATACTTATATAGATGAGGATTATCCAAGTTCGCAGAATAAGAACATGCGTAAGGTATTCACACCTGCTGAAGTTGACAGTTCAGATTATTTCGAGAGACAGAAGTATCAGGTTTTGGAAAGATTTTTTAAGATAAGGGTAAAGTTTTATCGTGTATTGGATATGCAAAGTGGTGAAGAGGTTATATTAAGCGAGGAGGAATATATTGGTTTTATTGAGGACAACCAACAGCGTGTCGAGGCAGGACAATATGAAGTTATACCAATAGAACAGTCACGTATAAAGGTTTGTGCATCTATTGGTCAGATAGTGCTTTATGAATCAATCTTAAATACAGAGCATTATCCAATTATCCCAATGCCTAACATATGGACAGAGACACCATATCCCAAGTCAGACGTTTCCAGAGCCCGCCCCATGCAGCGTTTATTAAACAAGTTATGGTCACTGGCACTATCACACGCGCAGGCGTCAGCGGGACTAAAGCTACTGGTTCCCCTCGGCAGTGTTGAAGATGTTGGTCAACTGGAACGGGATTGGGCTAACCCAAATGCCGTTATAGAGGTTGACAGTTCGCAGGGTGAGCCGCATTTTCCAGCACCCCAGCCGTTAGCAGGTGAATTTTATAAACTAATACAGCAGTGTGAGTTTTATATTGACTTTACTTTTGGTTTACCTGAAATGATGCACGGGTTTGCTGAAAAGGCGCCGGAAACAGTAAAAGGTACGGAACGCATGATTGCGCTTGGAACAGAACGCCCCAAGTCTAAACTGCGCGATATTGAATTTAGTATTAACAGGCTTGGTAAAGTTATATACAATCTTTCTAAAGGACATTATACATATAAGAAAATATTCAGGCTGGTGCAGGCTAATAACGATATTACAGAAGTTATGGCAAACTACTATGATGATAAGATTGGCGCCATCCTTGATATTAAAAAAGAACGTCACAATCTCGGTCAGCATGATTTACGCATAGAACCCGGTTCTACATTGCCCACTAATAAATGGGCGGAACTCGGGGTATATATGGAAGCTTACCAGATGGGTATTGTAGACAAGGTGGAAGTATTGAAAAAGAATCCAGAAATATTTGATAAAGAAGGTATCTTGCGTCGCACAGAGGAGAGGCAGCAGTTAATGCAGCAGGTTCAGGCGATGCAGGAACAAATTAAGAATTTGGAGGGAGACCTCCAGACAGCCCAGAGGGAGTCTGTGCATGATAGAAAACGGGTTGAGGTTGAGAAATTTAAATCTCGACTCGCAGATATTGCATCAGACGCCAAATCTGACAGGAGAGTTCAACTAAATAATCTACAAAATAAGGTGAAGCTCGAAGCGGAGAAATTAGCAAATGTATCAAAAGAAGCTAGTTCAACTCCAGAAGCTTAAGAGACATCTGAAGGGACAGATAAAATGGACGTAACACAGACACAGGCAACACAAGACACTGGCGATACTAAGGTAACTGATATGGATATCGTGCAGGAAGTAATGCGAGAAGGTATACCAACTGAAGAACATATTTTTGATGAGGTCGTTGATTCTTCAGCGCCCGAACAGGAAATTGTTAATCAGGAGATTCCGGCAACAGATTGGGAACTGGAAGCTAAAAAGTTCCAGTCCATGTATGATAAATCACAATCAGATAATTCAAAGCTTCAACGCCTTGAACCTCTGGGTGATTTATTGGAATCAAGACCAGACCTCGTACAAACACTGCAAGATGGATTGTCAAATCCTCAACAGCCAGCTCAACCAAATAGTCAAAACGCGTTAAGCGAACAGGACTTTAACCCTTGGGAAGCTTATTACAATCCTGAATCACCATCTTACAGGTTTCGCATGACTCAAGAAATGCAAAATGTGAAAGGGATAGTGGATTCAGCTTTGGGTGAGCAGAAAAGACAGATGACCGAAGAGATAACATACAACAATACAGTTAATGAGCTTCGTAATACGTATAAATTTACAGATGGAGACGTTCAAAGGTTTATGCAGTTTGTTACACAGCCCAAAGAACAGGTTGGTTTATCGAATCTGGTTAAATTATATCGAGACGTTAACAAATCTGGTAACGTTTCCGATACGGCTCAAGCGGTTCAATCCGCAAAAGAGCAGCCGCGCACGGCTGGTGTTCTACAGGGAGGGCCAACAAGTTCTCCTAAAACCGAAGATAAAAAGGTGTGGGACCGAGTAGTTGCGGCTGGGAGCCGAAATAGTGTACTTTAATTAAAAAAGGGAGGGTATAAAATATGGCAACATATAATAACCCCGGCCCGTTGAAATTTGGTGACCCCGGTGCAGCGATTGACAGCACGGTTCACTCTAGAAGGTTATATAATTTCAGTGATAGAATCGCTGATTTAGCACCTGAAGAGTCTCCGTTCTTTGTCTACCTGTCCAAGGTTGCAAAAGTTCCAACGGATGACCCGCAATTCCGATGGTTAAAAGACCGAAATAAGATTCAGATGACAGACAGGAGCTTTGCTCTTGATGCTACTCATACTGTTCCAGCGCAGGGCAGTAATCTTACGTATACCGTTGATGACGGTTCTGGTGCATCTGTTGATTGGCTTATCAAGGGTATGGTTTTTACTGTAGGAGAAACTAACGGTTCTACAAATGAGCCCGAATGGGCAGTTGTAAGAATTGAAAGTGCTCCAGTAGATACAGGTACAGAAACCACCTTTACTGGTCGTACAATTGACGCTGCATCCGGCAGTACTACTGGCGGTGTAGATGGTGACAAATGTACAGTTATCGGAAGTGCATTCGAAGAAGGTTCTGGTTCTCCCGATTCTTGGTCTCGTGAACTTGATAATGGTTCAGCTTACACGCAGATTTTTAAAACTGCATGTGAACTGACTAATACCGCAAGGGCCACGCATTATCGTGGTTATTCAAGTGAATGGGATAGGATTTGGAACCTGAAGCTTCGCGAACATAAAGTGGACATTGAAAGAGCCATGCTTTTTGGCATGAGTTGCTCTGTTGGTGGAATCAATTACACCGATGGTATTGTTGGACACATCATTAAAAACTCACAGTCACAGGTTGTGGGGGGAACTACGCAAATGTCTTATGCAGAAGACAAGGGCTATTTTTCCACACGTGTTGATAGTGAATCTACGTATGATGTGTTACTAAAAGACCTTGAGGTTATATTTGACCCCGCTCGTGGAGGAGGCTCTTCAAAACTTGCTCTATGTTCACTTCCTGTAATATCCTATTTCAACAAGTTAGGTTCTTCTAATACTTTCTTGTCCTCTGCCTATCACGTCAGTCATCCTTTGATGGCTCAAGAAGATGGTTCGTATGGACATAAAGTGATGAAGCTTAACACTATTCATGGAGACTTAACCTTGGTTAAGGAACCATTGTTTAGGGGCAACGCCGCTCCATTCATGTGTCTTGTAGACCTTGATAATGTGGCTTACCGTCCACTTGTTGGAAATGGTGTAAACAGAGATACAAGCATTCAGACAAATGTTCAGGCAGCTGACGAAGACTTACGGAAAGATATGATTCTTACAGAATCAGGTCTTGAAGTGTCTCTTCCTGAAGCTCATGCTCTACTAAACTTTGAATCATACGCTTAATAGGGGGTAATGAACAATGAGAAGTGCTTATTTAGAACAAAATAGTGGTGTTAGTGATATTGCTAACAAGTATGAGGTTATCACAGTTGCCCGTACGCTGACCGCTGCGGATTCAGGAAAAGTATTTGGTATTGACCAAGATAGTGGTGCATACGAAATTACTCTACCTTTAGCAGCTACAGCAGGTGCAGGTTGGAATGTAATATTCATTAATGTAGATATTGGTAGTAACGCAGTTACAATAGCTAATAATACAGATGAAGATACTATAGTTGGATATACTTCTGGTGGAGATGGTGGAGCAGGTTCTTCCACAGATTCAACAGCAGTTGACGAAATAGTATTCATTAGTGGTTCACAACTTGGCGATAAATGTGAGTTGTTTTGTGATGGCGTATATTTCTACGCTAATGCAGTAGCACATGATGTTGCGCACATTACTATAAGCTAAACCTGAATAAATAAGGGTAAACAGATTTGGATTCTGTGGGGGCTGTCAATAAAAGGCAGTCCCCGAACATCCTC